GCCCCAGACGTGCCACCAGACCCGCCGCCACCGCCGCCGCCAATTAAAATTACGCGAATAAACTGGGTGGTTGCAGATAAAGTAAAATCACCAGACGCAGTAAACTCTGTGGACTTAGACGACCCACCCCCACCAGAAGTAAAATTGACAACACCAACAGGTTGAGCAACAATCATGTCAGCACCTCACTAATAACCTGCACTGTGTAACTTCCACCAGCAATACTGGTAGGCGTTACACGGACAGCATCAAGACACCCTTGCACAATAAAGGCTTTAGTGTTGGACGCCATGTCTACGGATAGTTGTGTACTTCCATCGCTTGCCAGAAGGTTGAACCACTTTCCAGCAGCTTTATATTCAAAGGCCAGCGTCCCGCTTGTTGCATCTCCACCGACAGAGACTTGGTTAACAAATCCACTCTCTTCCATTTCTATCGTCTGTACCCCATCAGCCTGAACCTTGCTGGTCGCAGTATACATTTTAACTGTCATTTCATTTACCTCATTATTCTCTTTATTGGGTTGACGGTATTACCAAGTGGCTATAGCCGCACGTTTCCAAGTGTCAGTGGCCGTACAGATATAGATATAGCTGCTATCTACAGCCCAATCACCAGATGTCCCTGTAGAACTGGCTGAAGCAGGGGCTGCTACAAACTGCTTCCCGTACAATTTCCAATACGCTGTTTCACTGGCAGGGTCTTTATTTGTTCCTGTCTGAATAGAGACATAGATGTTTCCATTACGAGATACGAAGCTGCTGCCACTTTGGTATTCAATCGTTGCCACCCACTCAGGAATACCTTGTTGCATGAGGTAGGAAATGGCTTGGTCTTGACGATTCTCGATGAAGTTCCAATAGGCGAATGTTGGCTTTTCAACCACCCATCCTTGTTGAATCTTCCCGTTGGTAGGGGTGGACACTGTTCCTGTGCTGCCCCATTTGTATGTATAATCCGGGCGTGTCTCTTTAGACATAGTGTTTCCCCTTATTTAGTGTAGACAATGAAATTATCAATGTATCCGGCGTACAGGTTTGAACCAACATTTCCTCCGATTTGAAACCCTTTGTATCCAGTACCGCCTGTAGAGGTGTTTGTCTCGTTTATACCGGAGACATCAACCATCTTCACCCCGTCTATGTAGATACCAAACACATCCCCTACCCGCTCCACAACAATGTTCGTCCACTTCCCAACAATGTCGTCGAGTTGTATTGTTCCGTAAGGATCGCCGGCAGTGCCATAAGCAGTGTGTGTGACAAATATGACCGTTTTCCCGGCAACATATGTATTGTTAATCCGCAGGCACAGACCAAAGTTCCCGCCGGATGTTTTTGCCCACACATAGCTGTTGGAGATGTCTGTTGGATAGATGTCGCAACTCACCCTCCAATCTCTGCTTGTAAAGTCGAAATCGGTGTTATCCGTACCACTTCCGTCCGCATACACATTGCCGTCATAGTAGGCATACATACTGCTCCCACCCTCAACTGACTGCGCTGAAGAGATTACAGCCCCATAGCTGACAGGCGAGTGGCGGCCTGTGCTGTCTGCAAAGTTGCCGTTGAACTTCATCTCCAGCACTTTGTTCCATGAAGGGGCTGGAGTCCCCCCTTGATTAACAATACCTAGTGGGAACATTATTGCGCTCCGATAACACGCATCTCTGTCGTGGATACGGCAACGAGGGTTTTAGCTTCATTCTGTGTTGTGAATACAGCAGTGCCAGTTAATGTGGCTCCACTGCCAGCAGATAATGTAACGACACCTGCACCACCCTGAACAATCGTTACAGACTCCCCGACACCTACACCGAGGCTGGTGGGGGTGTCACAAGTGACTGTAATGGATGAGCCATTGGTGCAAGTGACAATCTTCCTGCTAGAAGGTGTCCAATCCGTAGCTGTAAGTGTGTAGGTTGTACCTGTTTGAGCATTGACAACGTAAGCAGCCTCATAGGCCCACGCAGAACCATCATACAGCAACGTTCCTTTCCTGCCATTGTCATACACCTTCCATCCGGCTTTAGGGGTGTAGAACGTCCATCCAGCGTTAACGTACAAGGCAATCTTATTAGTTTGTCCAGACCAAGCCCCAGATGCCCCAGAAGGAACAACATATTTGTCCCCGGCAGTGGGACTACCCGGAGGGGTGGTGGTGGATGCTGAAAGAACATATCCGTTCAACAAACTATCCACCATTAACAGGTTGGCATCGTTTTCCGTATTCCAGTTATCTTCCCCGTAAGCCCAAGCATATTTCAATCCAAGAGAAGGGCCAGTAGATGCAGTCATTGTTTATTCCTCAAATAAGTTCTGCGATGTATCCACCGCCTTCAATTGTTGACTTGCCGTATGCTTCCCCATAAGCCAACCCATACCCCGTTGAATATCCTGCCAATGGCTGTGCTGTAGGGTCTTCATACATTCCAAAATACGATTCCTCAAAGAACACATACTCAACAGCTACACTAATCGGAACAGGGACAATACTGCCTTGACTACTCAATCCAGTGAGGAAGTAGCGTTGAAAGTCAGTGAGAGTGTTTTGTATTTCAAGTGTAACGTGGGCATTAGGTTGTTCAACCAACCCGCTTGTTGTATTACCAGTGATGAAATTGAGTCCATCAATAATCGCTTGAGGGGTAGCCCTTGTAGAGTTGGCAATAATACGTGCCTTGATGATAAACCTGTAAGTTTCATCATCCACTGTAGCACTACTGCCTTCCTCTTGCAGCCTGCTACGAAACACACCACCCACTGTAGAATCACTTAATGTACCGAAAGGTTCAGCACCCGTTGCCCCATCAAACCCAAAATAAGGGAAAGCATTATAGTTTACTAGTGTACGTGGTTGTCCAACAATATTACCAATCAAATCAAGCTGAGCACCTGTGGCCGTGTTGATACTGCGGAGTTGCATCAAGTCTTTATAAACTGTTTGCAACTCATTCAGATAATCCATCACTAGTTTCAAGAGCGCATCAAATACTGGCTTGTTCTTGAATTGCTCAGTAACTCTCCCTCTTCCTTCTGCCAGATAATCAATCTCGGTAAAAGCATTTGTTGTCATTGTGCTTCTCCTTTTGAGATTAACTGTTCACGACAATATCATCTAACGTGATTGTTGCACGCTTGTAATAATCAACAGCCACGTTGGTTGTAGCGAAAGGGGGATCAACATCATCCACTTTCAGGGCAGTGACATAATGTCCAGCCACTGTGTTGATTGGTGTGTACAGGCGGCTATAAATAACATCTTCACCAATCTTCAAGCCATTGATATAATCATAGATAGCTTGCTTGATTTGATCATCACCATTCACAGGATATGCGGAGTCTGTTGTAACATCCACTTCAACATAGATAGGGAGGTCAGTTGGTCTATCAAACGAGATAGTGTGGATTACGCCTTGACTGTCTGTGACACTTTCCACCACTGTTCCATAGCTCAAGATGCCAGCCGGTTTGTTGTCCCAGATTGCCTTAGCAATATCAACGCTACTACCACCCAGCACAATCGGGTAGAAAGAGTGGGCAGGGACTGGCGGGGAAATCAGAGCCGTATCCGTTTCATTCTCATAAATAATGATTTGTTCCACCCCATCAATCTTGAGAATAGCTGCATAGATAGCTTCGTAAGTGTTCACACTGTCTTGGAACTTAGCCAGAGCATATCGTGTACGCAATTCACTATCTGTTTCAATGTTAGTCCCTTCAACAGCAGCAGAAGGATTAGTGACAGTATCCCACCCAATAACAGGAGATTGAATGCTCTGAATCGTATTAGCAGGTTGTGCATTGGGGCCAGTCTCTGTGCACGTAGCACTTACACTCTTCTTAACCTTGCTAATATCCCAATCTGTACCTACATCAAACGTACAAGTGTACCCTTGATTAACCTCTTGAATAAGGGCTTCACTTCCAACAAGTGTTGCTGTCAGGTAGGTGTCGTGATTGGTATTAACTTCCGTGATTATAGCGTTGACAATCTCTGATTCAGTAGCAGAAGAATCAGAAGTAATAGTAACAGTGATAGGAACAGCGTTGATACCAGAAATCTGATAGGTAAAACTGTAAGCCGTAGAATTGGCAACAGCGGCTGGAGAAATCTGCACAGCAACACACAACCCCTCATCTAATGTAATCTCACTGTCTGTGCTGAATATCTTACCTGTGGATGTAGAGCGAACATTGCTATCCACCGGAACCACTGTCCCATAATCCCCATAGCAAACCAATTCTGCTGTAGAAGCCGTAGCACTAAGTCTGGCCACACCACCAGTTAGTGTGATATTCTCAAGGGCATTACCAGATGCTTGACTAATATCATAAGCAGAATATACATCTTGCGCCACTTCCCACAAATCCGCAAGAGGCGCTGAGAATAGCTTGATAAACCTGCCAAGGACAGATGTATCAGATGTGTTCACAATATCACCCGGCTCAACCAGAGAAGCAAACTCACTTTCTGCTTTGGCCTTCAGTTCAGCAATAATATCATTCAGGCGTTTTACCGTGAAGCCTGTATCAGAAAGTCCAGCCACTTATGTTCTCCTTAGTTGGTTGGCGTAAGCACAAATGTAATAGCAGAAGATATAGCTCCATCTTCAGTCCTAACACGGAATGAGCAACTGAACTTACGATCAGTGGAAATGGAAGATGTGTAGGAAACAATCTGTAACGCATCTGGCTCTTTGAGTATGGAGTCCTGAATAAGGGCATCTACAGCCATCTTGCTTCTGTTCTTCCCCATCACCCTGTTCCACCAGTCTATCCCTAACGTATTATCCATGAACCATTCCCCTTGGAATGTGTTCAACCGGATACGCAAACGTTGTGCTAAGTCTTCAGCGCCAATGCTAGTGATTTGTGCATCTCCGTTGACAAGAGAAATGTCCCCATCTTCATCTAGTTTAATGTCCATGTGTGTTCACATCCCCTCTTGTTCTCATTATCTTATATAGCCCTTGCATTGCAAATTGATAAACGACCCTCTACCCACGTTACCCTACCTCTTGGACTACAACTACTATTTCCCTATACAGGGTTAAGGGGTTGGAAGGGTTAGGCTGCAAGATTGGAACTGGTTTGCCTTATCGTTTATTTTGTCAATCAAGGTAGTGATTGCTACAGTCCTTGCAGCAAGCTGTGTTGGGTAAGCAAGGGCAGGCGCATACAAGGGTGTCAACACTCCATCTATCAAGCCGGTAATCCAGTCCAATACATCATCAATAGATGCAGGGGCTTCAAGTAAAGCTGCAATTGGTGCAAGCTTATCAAGCTGGTCTTGGATAGCTGTATTTTCAGCGTACAGAGAGGTGAGGATACGTTCTGCTGTTTCCTGTAGTTCCGCACAACTACCAACCTTATCAATGTCCTCACCAAGCTTTTCATATTGTGCTACGTTAATCAATCCAGAGCCTTGAGGATTCATTGTGTTTCTCCACTGTCTTACTAAATAATGTTGGTAATAATGCCGTCTGTCACTGTAACAATCTGCCCAAGCGGTGTAGTGAACGAACCTGTTGCACCAACCCCAACTGTGACGCTGCCAGTATTAATGAAGTTTCCATTAACTGAAGTTGTAGACGAGATGTCGATAGCACTGCCATTAACTTCAATCTTACCAGATTGTTTCATCCGTAGTTCACATTCAGCCGATGTGCCTAAGTTATGGAACACAACCAAATCATCTGTTGAATGTGGCAGTGTGTGCTTAGACGCTTGGTTGATTGCAGAGCTAAACGGGAACAAGCCGGGAATGGCTATTGCATCTCTCTTATCAAATCTGCGATAATCGGATGGTGGTTGAGCAGAGCCATCACCACCCTTAAATACGTCCATACACGACTGGGCAAACACTAGCAAAACTGTATCGCCCGCATGGACAGGGAACACAACAGCGGAGCTTGAAGATGACGGATACATCAACGGAACAGATAGTATTGTTGGGAACTCTTCACTATCATCCCAATCAGGGAATACGGCATTAACCAAAGGTTTCACAGACACTCTTTGTTCACCAGCATTTTCTACCATCATTACTTTTGCGGGGATAGCTGTGAAGATATTCCGCATTTGGTATTCAAACAGAGCCTTCGTAGCACTCTCAAACGTCATGTCTGTCACGTTATTTCCTCTTATTCCAATTCATCTGCATTGACGCTATCGCCCCACAACTCCATACACCACTCACCACCTCTGCTGTCACCCTTGAGTGTAACAGAGCGAACACGGTAGAAGGAGTTGAACATATCATCGTCCGTAACCACCTTAAACAGTCCATTGGGGCGTATTTCAGGATTGAGCAATGCCTTCACCCGGATTCCGTATCGCCTAGCCTTAAAACGGCTTACCTTGCGTGGTGTTCCATCCTTCTTTGGCTTCAACACTTTCGTAGGCGGAAGAAACTGTTCATTCTCTTTGTCTAGGGCTTGCCCTGTAGCCTTGCTCACTTCCTCACTATCAATGTAGGGGATGTCGAGTAATCCACTATCCTTGGATAGAACAATAGCTTTTTCTTGCTCTCCACCATTCAAGCTATAGCGGTCTGTGACAATCAACTCATTGTCAATGATCTTCCATTCAATAGCGTACGTAGATGCAATCTCATCCAGCACCTGCTTACCTGTACCATAGGCAGGATAACCAAACTGACACTTCAGCTTTCGCCATTCCCCTTTCTTTGATTTAGAAAAGGCTAGGTCAAGTTGCTTGGCAATCTCTGCCACCACATTCTCAAGTTAAATAACAACCGGAAATGAGTAATAAAC